GTGTTAAAGGCTCACCAAAAAAACGACCACCTTTGCTCAAATTGCATTGTTGGCACAAAGTCTGCAAATTGTCCAGAGAATCTGATCCATTCAACCGTTTTGGGATGATGTGATCGATATGTAATGGCACCTCTGTTGCTCCACATCGCTGGCAACAATATCCATCCCGTTTGAGTACCACCAGACGCAGCTTGCGCCAGCCTTTTCTACTGTCAGTTGCCCATGATCTACTCACTATTGCCATCCTTTAGTCTTAAGATGTGCCAATGCTAGACATGCATCGCCTTTGTACCGAGTCATCAAGTAACGATGCCACCAATCGATTTGAGTATATGGATTCATATATTGAACCTTCTTGTTACGCATCTGGAATAGTCCATAGTGTGAATGGTTACGAGCTTGATAATTCCAGCGAGACTCAATCTGTGCAATAGATACGGCACAATGAAAGCCTTTATAGTCAATGATCTTTGAATGTAAATAAAGCTTCAAATGATCTGTCTGAGTCAATCCTTGTGCTGGCGTAATCCCCATTACACAAAGCACGCCCACAAGCACCACACATCGCCTGCGAGCTATCCGCCTCAGCGGCTCGCCAGCGAGTGATGATGCTAGCAACGATGTCAAGTTACTGGTCAGTTGTGGATAACCGAGGCGTCGAGTTCGTGTCGTCCACAGGTTTTGTTTGCCTGTGGATAACTCCTGTGGATAACTATTCATAAGCTGATCTCATCAATTTTTGAATCATCAACGATCTTGATCCCAAACACTCCACATCCAAAACACGTGGCAAACCATTCGTTCATCGATAGTTCAGATGATTTCTTAAGTCCATGACGTTGTTTTGGCTTGCCGTAGAGCTTCGCGCATATCGAACAATCAAATTCCAGAATTGGCATATTGACTCCTTTTGAGATTCTCAATGGGTTGCAGATTGATCTGGCTTACCCAGTACGAGCCGTCAGATGCCTGGTAACGGGGTTTCTTAGCCACGCTGACTGGAATCCATCCGACCACGTAATACGTCGGTGATTCGCCTACGACAAGCACAGCCACATCGGTATCACGATCATCGTCTGTAATAATCAAATGACCAGCCTTGTGACCAGTTTGTTTGACCTCGATTCCCAATGCGCCAAAACGCAGATCGGGTTCATTTTTGAACGTATCCACCGTCGGAATGAAATCCTCAATGCCAAAGTAACGAGCAGCCGCAATCTCAGCTCCGGCAGCTTCACTGTGGATTGTTACCGCATGATGAAAGTTGCCCTTATTGCTTTTGAATTTGGGATTTGATCCATATCTGGATTCACGAGCTAATCCAGCGTTTGCAGCGATGATTTCATCTGCACGAGATAAGCGCACTAGGATCATCGGCAACCACCACAAAACCAAATGATTTTTTCGTTGCCGTACCCCTTTTGATATCCGAATGAATCGAATTTCTGAAACGATGAGCATTTATCGCATTGCTCGACTTGATATTCCTGAACAACTTCGCCGTTGTACAGCAGTTTGCACATTCGCGTTTTTGGATCAATGATCTCCACGTAATCGCTCATATTTGTGGTTTCCATGTTCCGTCACTGGTAAATACGTACCAAACGGGATCGCATTGATTTGGCTTGCGTTCAACGCAGCTGTAATTGCCCCACGCTTTGCCCGTTTTCGCGCTCACGCCTTCACGCCAGACACGATGCCCATGAACGCATTGTGGAGCTTCTTTAAACATTTCACCGCCCAGTTGAGCCGTAACCTCTTGGATTGCTCCACCGATGGTCTGTGCCTTTTCAGCCTCGGTTAATTCAGCCTCAGATTTGAACGATGGCACGTTTCCATGCTTTGTCGTCCAGTAGTCATAATCCTGTTGGACGTTAGCGTTTGCGACCTTTGCTGGAAGCTTCTCGATCTGCTCCATTGTCTCGCGAACCGTGCGTTCAGCACCGCCCATGATCAACTGCATGACGCGCAAAATTGCGCTTGTTACTGTGTCCTCAACAAACCAGCGTTTCATGTTTTGGACGTACGCTCCCTGATAGCCGTACGCGTAATCGATGCCTGCTGGATTTAAATCATCGGCATTTCGGTATCCTGTTGCCTTGACCAGTACATAGCCTTTTTCAGCACTGAATTCGACGATCTCGGTTTCGATTCTTCCAGTAGGATTTGTGGCGATCCAACGATCCGTGCGAGCGCGTGCAGCTTCGTAGTTATCCAAAAATCCCATCAGTTTGCCACCTTGTTTGACATGTGGCGATTGACTGCACGCCCACGGCTATATCCGACGCGCTCACCCTCTTTGTATCCGACTGAGTAAGCCATCAAAGCCCATAAAGCACCAGCCAACGTCATTGCGATGACGATTGAGATTTCATTCATTGTTTTGCTCCCGATTCAAGGAAGCGACGGTCGCGCTCCCTGAAATAGAGCGTGACACCGATATAAGACAAATTCAAGATTCACGCTTAGTTTTCGGCGTGTCGAATCGTTATTTGTGGTTTTTTAAGTGCTCAATCATCAGCGATCGGATTTCACGCACATCGCTACGAATTTCATCAGCAAATCCATTGCTCACTGGACGTGAGTTCTTTTCAGATTTGGCAGCGTACAAAGCTGCAATTGATGAAACTGTCGTTGCTGCAATAAGTCCGATCGCTGTGATTGCCTCAGTCATTTGACGCCGAAATCCTTATCTTTAGGGTTTAACCAGCGCAAGATCACCGGTGCAACAGCAGCTGCTCCAGCATAGGCGATGGTTTGTGGATCGGTTACACCAGCCATAAAAACAGCAAGTGAAGCCGCTAGAAATGAGCGCAACCATGAGGCTGCCATTGCTTTCAATTCTTTCATTGCTTTGCTCCTAGTCCTAAGCTCCCGATCAACGCAGCGGCTTTCGCTGGCGTTATGGCTATTTCAAAATGCATCTCATCTGGACGCGATCTAAAATCACCGCCCCAAATCATTCCGTACTTTTTAGCCAATGCCCGAATCATGGGCACTTTTTCGCTTGGGAATGTCCCAGTTTTGCCCAGTGGATGATCGGTCGCATTGAGATCGACTGCCGTGCCAGATGAATGATTTGAAAGCTTGTTTGTCGATCCTCGAACGTTCCGGAAGCAATAGCCCCAATCATCAAGTTTGCCTTCATCAATTGGTTCGATGAGTTCGTGGAAATCTTTACAAAACGCAACGATCAATGGCGCGACAGCTTTCGCACATCGCACCTTGATCCCCGTGTCCCCAATCACGAAGCTTTGAATTCCGATTTCGGATTGATCAGAGCTTGCGATCCAACCGTTTGACGATTTATGCGTCAAGCCAAAGCTGCCTTTAAATCTGCCAATGAAAGTCCGACGGCTGCCAATTTATCCTCGATCGTTTCTTGAACGAAAACGGCTGAATGTTTTGCAATCGCCTTTTCCAACTCAGCCTCTGTCGCATCGTTGCCATCGGCTAAACCAACAGCGGTAATTTGCTTGTTTTCATCAACTGAGGCAATTAAGCCTTTGCCGTTTAACTCAGAATCTAATTGTGCAAGATTGATATCTTTTGTAACAGTAATCATCATGACCCCATATCTATGACTGAAATTCGACGGTTCGCAAAATAAATTGTTGAACCTTGACCTGATCTATATTGCGTTGTAAATGTGTTCGATCCGGCGGTTAAACCAGTTACGATATAAGCGTATGAGTGAGCATCGATTGTCTGATCGGCATTTGTTTTGATATTGATTGAAAAGGCATCGGAAGCAGCAATTGTTGTCGCGCCGGATACCGCATAACTCATATACCCACGAGCAACATTTGCAGCTAATTCAATCTCAGCTGTGATAATTACTAGCGCACGAGTGCCTGTTGTCACAGTCGTTGCCAATGCTGTGGTCAAGCCTGTGTAGCTTGTTGATGTAGTTGTTTGTGTGGTAGATACAAAAGCGGTGCCATTGTTTGCAGCTGGAGCTGAAACAGCTGCCCATTTCATGCCAGTAGCTTCAGCTGAATCAACAGTCAAAACATGGTTATTCGTTGCACCTACAGCCAAGCGGCTAAAAGTGTCGTTAGCTGTTCCAACGACTAAATCACCTTTTGCATCAATTGCTGTTGCCATTGAATTTGTCACTGTGACTGTGCCTGATGTTCCGCCGCCGCTTATTCCTATTCCAGCGGTAACCCCAGTAATGTCTCCGGGGTTCATGTCAGTCCATACGAAGTCCATGTCGGTATTTGTGTTTTTGGCCAAAACTTGGCCAGTCGTACCGCCTAAAAGGTCAGCCATTGATGTTGCCACAGCTTGTCCAAATACCGCAAAATCAGCTGGTAAATCCGTTACCAAATCTGTATTTGTGGGCATTTGCCAGTTAAATGGCGTTGTTGGATTGCTCATCTGTTACCTCCTCAAGCAACAATCGTGGCGTTTTGCCACTGTAAGACATTTGAAACTGTATTCCATGCTTCTGCAATATTGACATCTTCCCATTGTTGTGCGATCAAACTATAAGCCAATGGAGACATGATCAAACTGATTGAAACACGATTGTAATTGGTATTTATTGTCCAGCCTTCAACAAAGCCTAAATAAGTGCCGGCGGCCATATTTAGCGGTAAATCGCTCAATCTGACTGGCATCCCCATGAAAATTTTGATTAGAGAATCGCGATCGCTGTCGCTAATGTTTGGATTAGTCAATTCAAAGGTTGTTTCTTGGAACATAAACTCTGGAAATGCTCGAATAGAAATGTAAAAGTCAGCTTGATTTTCAGCATCGGCTTGGTGTTTTATTGTTGTGGTAATAATTTGTGCCAAAGTTCCAAAAGATGCTATCGATTGCGCATCGCTTGCCGAAACTTCCGATGTTGAATTTGTGCCATATTTTATAGTAATTTGATTTCTTACATCACCTGCTCTTGACTGCATCGCTATGCCTGAACCTAAAGCATCTTTAGCGGTCAAATCAACATAACCATTTGTTGTCAAATAATCTATTCGGTGAGTCGAATCAGCGTAGGAAATGCGGCCTTGCGCATCCTCATAAATGTAACCTAATCCTGACGTGGCCAAATTTGCAACTAATGAATAAACATCTGTCCGATTAGATGATCGCGCTGCAAGTTCATAATCACCAGGTTGATCAATTTCACCAAGTCCAACATTTTCAGCATTTGCCCATGTTGTCGTCGGATCGTAATTTTGCCATTGCAATGCAGCTGGTACTTCGCTCCAGTTGTTTAATAGCAAATCACTTAAAATGGTGTAAATCTGATCTCCGTCAAAATCTTGAGTCAAGACGCCATTTGTCAATGCTTTTTGAAGTCGGCTCAAAGCTCCTAATGCAACAACATTGATCTCTTGCGTTGTTGCCACATTGCCTGTTTGAGCCACGCTTATACCTACATCAACAACTGTGCCACCGAAAATAGGCACAAAAGTAGCTGTGGAATCTTGCAATTCAATAGTCACAGAATCATTGATCTGGATATTAACTTGCGTTTGTTCCAAATTGATCAAATTCAAATTTACATAACCGGCTTGGGCTTGCTCATAAATATTTGTGCGACCGCTCACAATTTTCATATTGGCCAAAGCGTAAGTGGTATAAATCGTGCCATCGATCGTCACACGCCAAATTGGGTTCCAAACTGTCATGATGCAACCAATGCATTGGCTCCGCCTGTGCCGCGATAATAAGAATCATTGATTGTATTTACAATGGTACGTGCTGTGCCTTCTTGGTCAATCGCACCTGAAACATTTACGACGATCGTCGGACTTGCAGCAGCCAAACTTGCAGCTTCGCCCAGCCGGAAACTTCCAGCATTAAATGGACTACTAACAACATTCGTTGATGCTTTTGCAGCAATAGCCGCGTTTGCAGCAGCCACTTCAATTGGATTATTTGAAAATCGTGCGATACTTTCCGCCGTCGGGCCTTGCGATGTTCCGGGTGTTCCGCCTACATTAAAATTGGCAAAGTTTGTAGGAAAACCTAATTCAGATGATGCTCCAAGTGTGGCTGTATCAATATTGGAATTGTTAGCCAATGCATTTGCTCCGGCTAAAACTGCAGCTGCTAAAGCCACAGCACCGACTCCCAGTAGGGGATTGAGTGCAAATGCGGTTGCAACGCCAGCTACAATTGATGATGCCTTTAAAGCGTTGTACGCCGTAATGAGCGTTTTGATAGCCGCAACTGTCGCTGTTACACCGGCGGCAATTTTGGATACAACAAAGATCGTTCCGATAACACCAGCCAAAATAATCAATTCATCTTTAAAATCAACAACTGTGGCAATCAAACTTCTAACTCGCTTGCCCCACTCTAATGCCGTGATTTGGCTATCAGATAAACTTTCCTTTAAACCTTCTGCTCCAGTAAGACCATCGACAAATGATTGAACCGCTGGCACAACTTCAATTAAAATGAAATCTGTGAATTGTCGTACAACCGGCAATAATGCAGCACCAATTTGTTCTTTGACTTCATCCTGAGCAATCTTTATCCGCTCAAACGCTTTTTCCGTACTTTGAGCTTCGTTGTCAGCAAAGCCGCCAAAAGTAGTCGTTAAATTTTGATAAACAAGATCAAAATCTTTTGACTTTAAGATTGATTGATCTATGCCTAAACCTAAGCGACCAAGAGCATTAAGATTGCCGTCGTAGGCTTTACCGAGCGAATTGGCAATGGCTTCTAATGGCTTGCCCGTTGCTGCGCTAATGTCTAGCGCAAGATTGAGTAATCTCTGAGCATCTTCAACGTCTTTTGTAGAGCGAACGAGACGTCCAAAAGCCGGACGCAGTTGATCATCGGTTACACCAATGGCAATGCTTGTCGTGCTAATGTATTTTTCAACACCTGCAATTTGTAATGCTGTTGCTGTTGTGGTGTTTTCAATCGTCATCGCCAATTTACGCTGTGCAGCTTCGTCGGCGGCAGCATTTTCAATGGCTTGCTTGGCATACAGTCCAAGAGCTGCACCGACGGCTGCAAAGGCTAAAGCAGCTTTTTTGCCAAACGCTTCAAATTGATCTCCAAGAGATTGGGTATCGGTTGAAGCAGTTTTGATGTTTTTGCTAAAATCAGCTACTTCGGCTAAAAGCGCAAGTTTTAAGGTTCTTGATTGACCTGTTGCCATTTCACCACTCCCTTAAAATTTTTGTAAATGCATCTTGCCATTCAGCGATCACATGAGGTTGCTCAGCTCGTAGGGTTGGATAGATAAACCACCCACGCGATCCACGACCTTCACGTCCTGACCAAATAGGGAATTGCTTGAATTTGTTCGAACCAAACTCATAACCGCCCCATAATTGCTGAGTCGTACCGCCGCCGCTGAATTTTTGGCTTACAAAACCAAATGACAATTCACCGATCTTTGATGACTTACTTACTCGCGAACCTTGAGCAATGCGTGATGCAGCTTGGTTTGGACGTGATCCGGCAGCACTGATAATTTTGGATTGAAGGTAAGTAGCCAAATTTGACGAAACTTCTTTAGCTTGCGCCACCGCGGTTTCATCCATGCCCTTAAAAGCGCCGATAATTGATCGCAATTCAGCTCGATCAAATCCGACCGCTTCGTCAGCCATTTCGTTTCTCCAAAATCTCGATTGCCGTTAGTAAATCTTCTGCCGTCTTAAATTCGCTTACAGGTTGTCCACTAGCAATAGCGACTTCCCATAAAGTCCGACTTATGCTTCCGGCTGGATGGCTTTTGGGTTTGCATCACCGACAAGGATGTCTGAAACGGTTTCGCACCAAACGTCATAAGGTTTGACGGGTTGCCCTGCCTTTTCTCGCTTCATTGCGTGATACGCCAAAAACAGTAAATCTGACACGCCCATCTTTTCTTGAGCTTGTCCGATTGTGTGACCTGTCTTGGTTTCCCATTTAGCCCATTCAGCCGGATGTGCTACAAAACTCTCAGTGTTTCCACCTACGAATTCGATTGTGATTGCTAGTTTCATGCTCCCGATTCCTTTCGATTAGTCCAGTGATGGAGTTGTAACGCAAGTAAATGAAAGTGATGCTGTAAGTGCATCCGGCGCTGATCCGCCGAGTGCTGGAAAGATTGGCTGTACATTGAAGGTGTAAGCAACGCCATCAACAGTCAAAAGACATGTCAAAGGTGTGTTTGGTGCAGATGCAGCTGCGTTCCACAAGGCTTCGCATAAAGAATTAGCTTTGCCAAAATCCTGAAGCATTTCAACAGCAAAAGTTCCCTGTGTGTCAGTTGTGTAGTAAGCCTTACCATCCAATGTTTGATAAGTGTTGATTGTTGAATCAATTGTCAGAGTCGCCGATGTTGCTTGCGCATCGAACGTATCACCGTCGATCGTGAACGTGATGTCTCTGCCAGTGATGATTGATGTTGGCATTTTTTCTCCTTAGTCGGTGTAGTACGTTGATACTTGTAAATCAGCTGTCAAGAATTTTCCTGCGCCGACTTCCAATGGTTGTGGTTGATTGACATTGCCGACTTCATAACCGTTCGGCATTGCGCTAATGATTGAGATCATAAGCTGCTCAAGGTTGTCTAAAGCTCCGGCGTTGTTGGTGTATCCAACGACTCCGGTGACAGTTAAATTGACTTTGACCTTAGTTGTCGATCCATTGATCAAAACGCTCTCAAGGTATGGAGCATCTGGAATCAAACAGATCGACGGAGTGATCAAAGTTTCGGGAACGCCGTTATAGACGTTAGCTGCAATACCTGACAAAGCAGTTTGCAGGGGAGTGCGGATGTCCGCTTCGATTGTCATTGCGCCATTGTCTCCACGTCGATAAACGGCCCTAGCAAACCAATGACACGATTTTGTAGTGAGCGACCGAGTATGAATGGCGCTGGCTGAAAATTATCTTGCATGATCTGATTGCCCGGAGCTGTAACGCTTTGAAAGATTTCAACGGAAACTACAAGAATTGCAGATTTAACTGGTGGCACGTTTGCGTAAAGTTCGGCAGCTGATGATCCATCGAGCGTTGCTGATCCTGCTGGGATGATTGTGTAAAGCACGCGATCTGCTTCAACGGTTGCCACGCTGAAAGAATAAGCGTCAGTGGTGTGATCCGTGATGACAAAAGTTCCGTCCAGATCACCGCATCCAGCAATTACAACGGATTGACCAACTGCAAAATAACATGGACGCAATGTGGTGAAATATGCGACGCCATCTTTGATACGAGTTGTGGAGACTGCATATTGGTACTGAGTAAGCAACGGCAAAATTGTCAGTTCAGCCGAATCAATTATCTGATCCAAATATGGATCGTCATACAAAGATTCAGAGACGCCAAGCACCGTACGCAGCTCGTCGGCTGTGATGATATTTGGCATCTCTGATCTCCTGTTCTGCTCGACTGACTCGGGAGCGAATCAGTCGATGATTGATTTGTTAATTAGTCCTTGTCGAACGCGTATGCGCCTGCACCGATCTTGGTCGCTGTTGCGCCATATCCGTACATAAGGATTCCGATGCTTCCGTCTGAAATGACGTTTGTGCGAAGCTCCAGACGTGGTGATTCGTACCATGTGTATGCGTCACGGTTGATGACGTACATTGAGTTATCGCCAAGACCACTGAGAGCTGTATCGACCCAAAGATCGATGCCATTGACTGATCCGCGCAAGCTGCGTGGCTGTGCGTTTCCAGCTGCGTTCATTGGATTGAGCGCGTTGTAGATTGGACGTCCAGCGTCGTTGAAAGATTGGATGCGTCCCCACATCTGTGGTGATACAACAATCGCATCAGCAAATTTGAATGTGTTGGAATAAACGCTTACTGCGCCGTTTGCAACCCATGTCAAGAATTCTGCTGCTGTAATGTCTGTGCCAAAACCTGTTGCAACCTTAGTCGCGCCAGTAATGATTTGTGCTGAGTTGTACGCGTTTGTTGCGCGTGCGTATTGTGCAGAGAGATTTGAGATCAATTCTGAATAGAACAATGGGTCAGAACGATCTGCCAATTCTACGGACATGACCTGAGAACCCTTGAATGACTTCACATCCACTGTGATGAATTCTGATTCCATCACTGTTGGTGTTACTGGATCAAGCTCATCAATCTGGCTGACGTTTGGCAGTACCGTAATTTTTGGAATCTGGAATGTAAGTCCCGCAGATGGCAAAACGCCATTTGAAATTGAATCGATTGAAGCGCGTACATTGTCTGCAAGACCATTGACGACTTCGCGTAGCTGACGTGTTGGAATAAGTCCAGGGTTATCAGTTGATGCTGTTGCTGCTGCGATATATGCGCGTGATTGCTCATCTCCGCGAGTAGCTGCAACCTTGTGCATCAAGAATGTTTCTGGTGATACAACTGGGTTGCGTGATGCGATGAAATTAACAGGCTTTGGTGCTGCTGCTGCCTCGACCTGTGCTGAAGCTTCTACCGTCTCGGCGGCAGTTTCTGTGACGGTGTTTTCCACGACGTCTCCTTCTGTTGGTTGTTGTGGTTGTGCTTCTGCCTCATCCGTTGATGGTTCAGAATTTTCTGGTGCAGTAGTCGCGGCGACATTTGACACACGTGCTGAATCAAATGCTGGGTTATGCGTTAATGCGACACCGACCAAATCTGCTTTTGAGACGACCATTGTGCCGTCCTCATTGTGACCAAATTCGATTGCGTTTGCCTCGACTGAGAATCCGTCGCGCAGTCCGTCGATTGCTTCTTGGATTGCGTCTGATCCAGCAGTGGTCTTTGAAATCTTAAAAGTTGCGTTGATGGATGTGCCATCTGGTGACAATTCCATTGAAAGTGTTTTGCCGATTGGACGCGCTGAATCATGCTCCAAATTGAGTTTTACATTGCGTGGATTAAGTGATCCAGCCTTAAACATTACTTTTCCAGTCGATGCGTTTGCTGGCTGATCAAATGCGACGATCTGACCAGTAATTGTGCGAGCTTCTGAATCGGCTGCTGTGATTGTGAATGGTGTCGTTACTTTCATCGAATCATTTCCTCTGATTGGCGAATTTCATCGACTGTAAGAGCTGGCTGTCCAGTTACAGGATCGACGATTGAGTTGAGTACCTTGTAAATATTTGCACGCTCCAAATCTGATCCGCGCAAATAATCTGATAAGTCGTATTTGACTTCTTGTGATGATGGGACGAAATCTGGCATTGATAGACGTTCCTGAATCGAAGTCATCAGCGGAATCAATGAGAAATCGAGCAGCGTTTGACGTTGATTGACGGCGTTGCTGTATGTCATCGATGATCCAGTTTCGGCGTCGATGTAATACGCTGGAATTCCGCACGCACGTGCAACCTCTGTCGCAATGTACGAACGGGCTGCCGCAAGCTGTAATTTCTCGGGATCAAAGCCGACTGTTTGAAGCTCGACGTCAGCATTGAGAAATGCTGTGCCACGATTGCGGCGTGCTGTTCCCCATGCTTCAAGTAATTTTGCAATGCGGTCAGACGGAAGTGCAGTGCCGTTGCTTTTAAGTACCATCGACGGAATAGGTTCTCTGGCGTACATCGCAGCGGCACGTTCTAGTTCTGCCCCCGTGCGAATGGTGCGACCAGCACGGTTGAGAATTCCTTCATCGTTACCATTGAAAACGACCAATGATCCAATGCCCGAATTTGGCACTGGTGATCCATCGACCATGTAATACTCAATTTCAGTTGCCAAAGAGTTTGTCTGGATCGTGACGCGAGTCGGTGAAATGCGTTGCACACTGCGAACCCGATACGTATCTTGGAACAGCTCGGTGATCTGCCAGTAGCCGTAGCCATAAAGGAGAATATCCTCAAGCGTCCAGACATAAGTTGCAGACCCTGGTACCCGTGGATCAGGTGTGCGAATCACGCGTGGTGTTGCACCTTCAATCTCCATACCAGTTGAGCGATCAATTACTTCAAGTCCAATCGATGCAATCGATGAACAGATAATATTTCTTGCACGCGCACCCGATGGAATTGACATAAATTCTTCACGTGTAGCTGTATTTGCTCCGCCGAAAAATGGCGTCAATGAATCCAATGATGTCACTGGTGCAAGAGACGCAGCCACGTCGCTGACCGCTTGCGGCGTGACTGCCTCTATCTTGCTTGTGGCGAAAATATCGCGAATTCCCATGTGAGAATTTTCCCACGCTT